GAAGGTAGACATATTGATACTTTAAGAACTACAATCAAAAACTTTGCGTCTAGTGTTTCTTTAGATGGCAATTCTAATCATAAAGTTGTAATTATTGACGAGGCTGATTATATGAATCCTGATTCTGTTCAACCTGCGTTAAGAAACTTTATTGAAACTTTTTACAAAAACTGTAGATTTATATTTACTTGTAATTTTAAAAACAAGATTATACCTGCATTACATAGTCGTTGTACAGTAATTGATTTTCGTATTACTAATGGTCAGAAAATTAAAACTGCTACTGCATTTATGGGCAGACTACAAGAAATATTAAAGACAGAGCATATAGAGTTTGATAAAAAAGTAATTGCTGAACTAATACAAAGACACTATCCAGACTTTAGAAGAACAATTAATGAACTACAAAGATATTCAGTAAGAGGTAAAATAGATAGTGGTATACTTGTTTCTTTGTCAGAAATCAATAATAAAGAACTTGTTAAGTTGTTAAAAGAAAAAAGATTTACTGATATGAGAAAATGGGTTGTACAAAACCTAGATAAAGATCCTTCTTCATTGTTTAGTAGTATCTATGATATTCTTTACAAGAGTCTTCAACCTCAATCTGTTCCTGCGGCCGTACTAACAATTGCTGATTACCAATATAAATCAGCGTTTGTAGCAGACCACGAGATAAATATGGTTGCGTGTTTAACGCAAATCATGGCAGAATGTAAATTTAAGTAGAGGAGAAAATGGCAAGACGAACTTTTTGGCGAACACTTATAGTAAAGTGCAGAATGTTTTGGGCTGACATTAGAGGACATCACGGTAAAGTATGGGATTATGAACCAGGAGATTACTACATGGGTTCTCATAAAGGTCACAAAAAACATGAAAAGCATTAATTATGATTGAATATAAATTATCTGATTATCTAAATGCGATTAATTTTAGTAAGGTTAATTTGCTTGATGGTGACGATATAACTTGGGAAAAGAAGTTCCCACCTTATGTTATTAATCGTTGTTTATCGCAACATGTTGACACTATAATGATGGCAAACGAGATGAATCAAAGGCATGGCCTTGCTAAGCGTCTTCAATTTCACTTTCTAATAAATAGTATTCGTAAGAGAAAAAGATTTGGTGGTAAGTGGGTATCAACTGCTAAATCAAAAAATTTAGAGTATGTAAAAGAATATTATGGTTATAGCAATTCAAAAGCAAAAGTAGCCCTTGACATACTAGATAAAAAACAATTGAATCTTATCAAGGAAAAACTTGATAAAGGTGGGAGAAAAAGATGAGTGAAGAATTTAATTGGTCACCTGACCAGATGCTAGAGGTTACTCTTAATCAGCCAGATGACTTTCTTAAAATAAGGGAAACTTTGTCCCGAATAGGAGTTGCAAGTCGTAAAGATAAAACGTTATTTCAATCTTGCCACATACTACATAAACAAGGTAAATATTACATAGTACATTTCAAAGAATTATTTGCTTTAGATGGCAAGAAAGCTACATTAGTTGAAAATGATGTGCAGAGAAGAAATACAATTGCTATTTTATTACAAGACTGGAACTTATTGTCAATAGTAAAAGCAGAAGCTGCTACAAATAAAGCACCATTATCACAAATTAAAATTATTGCATTTAAAGAAAAGAACGAGTGGAATTTACAAGCGAAATATAATATTGGTAAAAAGGTAGTTAACGAAGAAACTAAATCTGAATAATTGAAAGGATATATTATGATTAAATTATACAGACTCACTACGGGTGAGGATATGATAGGCACACCAGTTGATGGTGATCCTTTAAATGAAGGTGAAGCAGTAGATCATATTACGTTTGAGTATATAAAAAAACCATTTGTATTAATACCAATGCAAGGTCAACCAGGACAACCTATGTCAATAGGTTTTCATCCTTATATACCATATACAAAAGATGAAGTAATTAAAATTAAAAAAGCAAACATAATTACAATTACTAATCCAGATCAAAATTTATTAGACGCATACGAAAAAAATACAAGTAGTATTGTTAAGCCAAATAATAAATTAATAGTATGAAAAATATAAAGGTAAATTTTAAAACTACAGATGGTAATATTGAAACTGTAGAATGTCCTGAATTTAATACAGTAATGGAGGCGTCAAGGTACTTTTCTAAAAATGGTTATGTTGAAAGTATAGACGCAGATTGTGGTGGTGCTTGTTCGTGTGCTACTTGTCATGTGATAGTTGATGATAAATGGATAGACAAAGTAGGCAAACCAGATGAAACAAGTGCTGAACAAGAATTATTAGATTATGAACCAAAAGCAACAAAGAATAGTAGATTAAGTTGTCAAATAGTATTAGACGAAAAACTAGATGGATTAATAGTCCACATACCAAAATAGACTTGATTTTTTCAGGTCTTTGTGATATAATACATTATGAATTTAGCAAGTGATTTTTATACAAGTGTTTTAGAGTATAAAGGTAAATTACTTATTCGTGGTGTCGCTAATGGTCAATCATATATCAGTAGAATAAATTACGAACCTACACTTTTTGTACCAACAAATCAACAAACAAAATATCAGACACTAGACGGCACGTTTGTTGCACCTAAACAATTTGGTAGTATTTCAAAAGCAAAACATTTCTTTGACGAATATAAAAGTATACCAGAGTACAAAATCTATGGTATGAATCGTTATCAATATCAATACATTGCAAATCAATTTAAAGATGATATAAGATGGAATAAAGACTATATTAAAATCTTTACACTTGATATTGAAACAGAATGTGAACATGGCTTTCCTAATCCTGATACTGCAAAAGAATCTATAATTTGTATTACTGTAAAAAATCATAGTAACAAACAGATATTAACTTGGGGTACTGGCGACTTTATTTCTAAAAAGGCAAATGTAACTTACGTAAAATGTCAAAACGAAAAACATTTACTATTAGAGTTTATGAAATTCTGGTGTAAAAATCATCCTGATATTGTAACAGGTTGGAATGTAAAGTTTTTTGATATACCTTATTTGATGAATAGAATGAGATTTATATTTGACAATGATACAATTAACAAAATGTCACCTTGGAATTATGTTAACGCTGAACGTGTACAACTAGGACAAAAAAATCAACAGTATTGGAACATGTTAGGTATATCTGTACTTGATTATTTTGATCTGTACAAAAAGTTTACGTATGTTAGACAAGAGTCTTATAAACTAAATTATATTGCTAAGGTAGAACTAGGCGAACAGAAATTAGATAACCCATATGAAACGTTTAAAGATTTCTATACAAAAGATTATCAAAGATTTGTAGAATATAATATCCAAGATGTTGAACTAGTTGATAGGCTAGAAGACAAAATGCGATTGATTGAATTGTGTTTAACAATGGCATATGACTACAAGGTAAATTATACAGATGTTTATTCACAAGTAAGATGTTGGGATACATTAATCTATAATCATTTACATAAAAAGAATATTGTAATACCACCAAGAGAAGACCATGAAAAGGCAACTCAATATGAAGGTGCATATGTAAAAGATCCTGATTTAGGTTTACATAAGTGGATTGTTTCGTTTGATTTAAATAGTTTGTATCCTCATTTAATTATGCAATACAATATTAGTCCTGAAACGTTTGTTGGTGTTGAACCTAAGGCAGTAGGTGTAGAAAACTTTTTATCTGAAAGATTAAATCTTAAATGGGCAAAAGAAAAAAATGTAACTATCGCACCAAACGGCGCTATGTTTAGACGTGATAAACAAGGTTTTCTTGCCGAGTTGATGGAGAAGATGTATGGTGATCGTGTTATATTTAAACAAAAGGCAATAGAAGCTAAAAAAGAATTTCAAAAAACAAAAGACCCAATCTATTCAAATGAAATTGCTAGATGTCATAATATACAGATGGCAAAAAAGATTTCGTTAAACTCTGCTTATGGTGCAATCGGTAATCAATACTTTAGATACTTTGATGTAAAACAGGCAGAGGCAATCACACTAGGTGGTCAATTATCTATTCGTTGGGTTGAACGTGATGTAAATGCTTTTATGAATAGATTATTAAATACAACAAATGTAAATTATATTGTTGCGTCTGATACAGATTCTATCTATTTAAAATTAGATAAGTTAGTTGAAAAGGTTTGTAAAGATAAAACACCACAACAGATTACAGACTTTATAAACAAGGCTGCTGAAGATAAAATACAAAAAGTTATAGATCAAAGTTTTGAAAATCTTGCCAAGTATGTAAATGCTTATCAACAAAAAATGTTTATGAAACGAGAAGCAATTGCTAACAAAGGTATATGGGTTGCTAAAAAAAGATATATTATGAATGTATTTGATGAAGAAGGTATTAGATATGAGTTTCCTAAACTAAAAGTTATGGGTGTTGAAGCAGTTAAATCATCAACGCCTGAAGTTTGTAGAGGTAAGATTAAAGAAGCAATACGTGTAATTATGAATCAAAATGAAGATGATCTAATTAAATTTGTTACAGATTTTAAAGAAGTATTTAAAACATTATCGCCTGAAGAAGTTGCCTTTCCTAGATCATGTAATAATTTAAATAAGTTTAAAAACTCATCATCAATCTATAACAAAGGTACTCCTATTCATGTAAAAGGTGCGTTACTATATAATCACTACTTACTAAAAAATAAATTAGAGATGAAATATCCTTTGATACTTGATGGTGATAAGATAAAATTTTTGATGTTAAAACTTCCTAACACAGTTAAAGATACTGTTATTTCTTTTTCTACAAAGATACCATATGAATTTGATTTACACAAATACGTAGATTATGATACACAGTTTGAAAAAACGTTTACTGATCCTTTAAAGTTTATACTTGAATCAATAGGGTGGAAGTTAGAACGAGAAGCAACACTAGAGGCATTTTTCGGATGATAAGTGCTTTAGTATTTTTTTATTTTACAATCTTTGTGGCATTTCAAATGGGTATGAGAATTGCATTAACAAGAATTGATACAAAGGCATTTATAATTATAGCATTGACAGTATGGATATTTCTAAAAAATATAGCGTGATATATGCAGACCCACCATGGTCTTTTAAAACATATTCTGATAAGGGCAAAGATAGAAGTCCTGAAAAACATTATAGTGTAATGTCATTTAAAGATATATGTAATATGCCTATAAACAATATAGCAAATGATAATTCAGTATTATTAATGTGGGTAGTTGATCCTTTATTAGATAAAGCATTTGAAGTTATTAACGCATGGGGATTTAAATATAAAACTGTTGCATTTACTTGGGCAAAAACAAATAAAAAATCTGAAGGATTCTTTACAGGTCTAGGTTATTGGACTAGAGGCAATCCAGAAATGTGTTTACTTGCAACAAAAGGTAAACCTAAAAGAGTAAGTAAATCTGTACCACAATTAATTGTAGAGAAACGTAGAGAACATAGTAGAAAACCTGACGTTATGTATAGTCATATAGAAAACTTATTAGAGGGACCATATATAGAACTGTTTGCTAGACAACAAAGAAAAGGTTGGGATAGTTGGGGAAATGAGGTAAATAAATGGAATTGACAATG